GGTAACTGCAACGTTGTCCGCAAGAACCAGATCGCCCTCGTGGATCGTGACATCACCAGCGCCAGCCAGAGCGCCGGCGTTGTTGAACTGCACCTGACCCGTGCTGCCGCCCGCGCCAGCAGCTGGAGCGGATGCCCAGGTCGGGGTTGCGCCAGCACCGGCTGATTGCAGAACCTGGCCGCTGGTGCCGGCGCTGCCGTTCACTTCCAGAGGGCCGCGGAGATTGGCGCCTGTGAGCAGGTTGACGGTCATCAGCCAACCACCACGACGCGGTAGGCGTTAGAGGCAGGGGCAGAGGCGAACACCACCGTCAGCGTGTTCACCGTGGCGTGTGTCACATCGGTGATCACTTCCTCGCCGTTGCTGTTCTGGAAAACCGTCACAGCCACATCGAGGCTGTTGAGGTTGTGCGTCACCGTGTAGCTGGTGTTCGTGCCGTCGCCGATGCTGACCGCGAACTTCTTGACCCGGCCAGACCAGCTCGCCAGCTTCAGCGGCGTGACAAAACGCAGATCGTCGGTGCCGGTGTTGACCTCGGCCTGCGTGGCGATCTCAGCGATGCCGGCGGTGGTCTCACTTGCAGCAGGCGCGGAGGTGCCGAACGTGACCCAGCTGATGTTGCTGGAACCGATCGTGCCGTTGATCTGATCCTGCCGGTAGGTCGTGGCGGCGCTGGTGCCTTCCTCGACCGTTGTGACGGCTTGCTCCAGCTCGGAAAAGGTGCTGGCGTCCAGCGAGCGCGTAGCAGCGCTGGCGGCCCCGTTCCAGATGTAGATGCCGTTTTCTGATGCTGTCGATTGAGCCCGCACCAGGATGCGGTCGCCCGACGCAATCGTGATGCCGTCGATCGTGGCGCCAGGGCTGGCCAGGTTCAGGTTCGACTGGGTGGCGACTCGGCAGCCGTCCTTCCATGCCAAGCCTTCAACCAGCGAGTCCACATAGGACTTCGGCACCGCGTCGCCTGTAGCTGACGGGCTGGGCAGGTTGACGACTTTGGAGACCGACTGGAAGTCGAAGTCTGTGAAGATCTTCTTAGGCATCTCAGATCAGCCTCGCGAAGCCAGCGACGGGGACTGCAAACACGATAACCGTGGTGTTCACGCTGGGATGCGACACATCGGCTTCAATCTCCTGGCTGCCGCTGTCGAACACCTCCACCGACGGAACCACGCCGCGGTTGTGGTTGATCGTCCAGGTTGCGGCCGGCGATGACTGCGTGAACACGTAGGCCGTGCCTTCGTCCTGGCCATCCACCCATTGCGCGCCGTCGTACTTCAGCACCTCGCCGGCTGTGGGACTGGTCAGCTCCACATCGGTCAGATCTGACAGGCCGAATGTCCGCGGGTTCTGGCCCGGTGCGGTGCTGCTCGGCGCCAAGCGCTGCAGGCCGATCTCGACCATGGCGCCATCGTCCAGCTTGCGCACCTCGCGCACCTGGTAGTTGACCCCATCCACCGTGATGCCGTCGCCGAACAGCAGGCCGCCGAAATCAGCAGCGCGCGCCGTCAGCGAATAGTCGGTGGTCAGCACCATGTCGCCCGAGATGATCTGGCTCGGCATGTCCAGGATCCCGAGCGCAGAAATGGCGCCAGCCGTGCAGCTGACGCCAAAGTCGTTCAGGAACACCGTCAGGTCTTCACTGATCGCCATCGGCCTTCACCTTGCGGGTTGCCTTCGGCTTAATCTCCTCGGCCGGTGCCTCGACAGCGCGGCCCATGCGCAGCAGCTCGGCAGCCACGTCGCTGTCCAGTTCGTAGACCTTGCCGGCCTCGAGGTATTCGCCCCGAGCGGCGCAGTCGCTTTCGATCAGAACCTTCATGAGAAAAAAAGGGGGCGGTTGCCCGCCCCGTCTCCTATCAGGTGGTGATGTCCAGGATGGCGGCGAAGCTCTTGGGATCGCGCACGGCCACGTCGTAGGTGACGATGCCGCGGACGCTGGTCAGAGCCTTGCTGAAGTCGTCGCTGTCCTCGCCCACGGTGATCTCAAGGCCGTTGCCCCAGAAGCCGACCATGGCCTGGCTGAAATCGCCCATCAGCAGGGCCGAGCACACGCCAGAGCTGGAGCCCTTGGTGAGGGTGCTGGGCACCTGGTTGGAGGCGGCCAGGGGGTAGCCGTTCAGCGTGCCGGGGGTGGGGCCGCGGCCGATGCGAGCAGCGTCAGCGTTGAACAGGAAGGGGCCGTCGCCAGTGGTGGAACCGCCAGCGCGCAGCTTCTTCAGGGCTGCCATCACCTTGTAGTTGGTGAGGTAGGCCACGGAGCCGGGGTTGACGGCGCCGTTCACGGTCATCACCGCAGCTTCCAGATCCACCACCTTCTCGAGGGTGATGGCGCCACCGTTGGTGCCCATGGCCACCGAGCCGATGCCGGAGGTCTGCATGATGCCGGTGGGCTGGCCGCTGGAACCGGAGCCGTTCAGGATGCCGAGATCGATGGCCAGGTTGATGCCGTCGGTCAGGTCACGACGCACCAGCTCCTCGATGCCAGGGGTGCCCTGCAGCAGGGTCTGCCTGGAGTATTTCGACAGAGCTGCCAGGTTTTTTGGCGACATTGTCACCTGGTCGAAGGTGCTCTCCGACTGGGTGATCGCGGTGGTCTGGGTGCTCAGGTAGTAGGTCGAGGCCACACCGGAGCGGCGGGGAATCGCCACGTTGCCGACCAAGCCGGGCATCGTGCGAACGCCCAGCTGCAGCATCACACCGTTGTTCCGCAGGAACTCGATGAAGTCCTGATCGAGCAGGTCGGTCTGCACCAGGTTGCCGCCGGTGGTGGCGCCACTGGTCACGTAGGTGGCGCGCTGGCCGCTCAGAGCCGAGAACGGCACGAAGAACGAACGCTCAGTGGTCTTGGCCACACCGGACTTCTCCACTTCGCGGGAGAGGTCACGCACCAGGCCGGCCTCGCGGCTGGACCAGTCGCCGGTCAGCATCGCGCGGATGCCGGCGGTGATGCTGTAGGAGGCGCGCTCCTGAGCGGCCATCTCAACGGGAGCCACGGTCTCGACGGGCTTGATGCCCAGCTTGTCGAGCACGGCAGCGCGAGCCTCATCGAGGCTGCGGCCGCCTTCGATCAGCTGGCGGCCCAGATCGGCCATGCCGTGCTTCTCGGTCAGGGCAGTGATGCCGGCAATACGGGCGCGCTCAGCCTTAGCAGCCTCGGCAGCCGCTTCAGCCCGCACCGCTGACAGGTCAGGGGTGTTTTCCATCGGAACCTCAGGTTCTGGTTGGGGGGTTGGTGATGCGGCGGGGGCCGCAGGTTGAGCGTCGAGAGCACGCCCGACGCCGACCGTTGGGTCTGCGGGTATGCTAACCACGCTCACTTCGTAAGGACTCCATCGGGTCGCTACGAAGTCTTCACCGCGTTGTTCCATGTCGGCGATCTGATAGCCGACGGACACATTGCGCAGCACGCCGTCGCGTACATCGGCGAGCACTTCCTGCGCGAAGGCATTGCGGCTGAACTTGACCGCCACGTAGCCGCGCTTCTTCTTGCCGTCGATCCAGGCCCGCTCCACCACGCCGATCACCTTGGCGGGGTCATGGTTGAACAGCAGGGGTGCGCCATCCTCCAGGCGAGCCAGATCCACCGCTTCGCGCGTGTGGGCCAGGATCTCGTTGCCGAAGTAGCGGGCAACGGGGTATTCGGAGCTGAAGGGGAACTCAATGCTGCGCTCGTCTTCGCTGACCTGGAAGTCAGCTACCTCGGCGCGCTTCAGCAGCTGCCCCTCAAGATCACGCGATAGGTCCATCGGTGTCCTCGGTGTCATCTTCGCCATTATCGTCTGCCGAGTCGGGATCACCGGCCGGATCCATTTCCTCGGCCTGATCCTCGGCTACATCGCCGGCCTGCTGCGTGCCTGAGGCGTTCACCTCATGCGGGTCGGTGTCGAAGATCAGATCCAGCTCGTCGGCCATCTCAAGCTCGGCGGCCCTGGCCACCATCAGTTCCTCAAGGTCGCCGCCCTGCTCGGCCACCACCTCGCCCAGTGTCTTGAAGCCGCAGCGCACCGCATCCTTGTAGGCCTGCACCTCCTTGGCCGGATCGACCCACGCCCAGCCGCGCGGCATCCACCGGATCGCCCGGTAGCGCTCGGGGTCGGTTTCGTAGAACGGCAGCCCCAGCGTGCCGCTGAGCACTGCCATCTCCAGCCAAGCCTCGAAGACCGGCTGGTGGAAGTTCTCGATCAGGTACTGCTGCAGCGCGCGCCAGTGGTCGCGATCCTCAAGCAGCGACAGCCGGCTGCTTGAGTAGTTCGTCTGGCTGAAGTCGCGGCTCACGCTCTCATAGGAGCAGCCCAGGCCCGCAGCCATCGCCCGCAGCATCGCCCTGAGGAACGGTTCAAACTGCCCATCCGGCGCATCAAGCGCCGGCACCGTCACCTTTTGGCCGGGCGCCAGGTAGCGAAAGACCCCAGGCTCGAAGTTTTGAACCCGATCACCGTCGTAGACCTCATCTCCGACCAGCTCACCTTCCGGGCTCTCGATGAAGCCCATCAGCGCGCTGCTCGCCCGCGCGCGGATCACCTCGGCCTCCTCGTAGCCCTGCAGGTGATGCAGCCGCTGGATCGCAGACGCCAGCCAGGGCACGCCACGGGTCTGGCCCGGCCGATCAATCAGGTAGAGGTGGACGATCTCGGAGGCCGGGATCAGCTGGTGCCGCCCACTCGGTGGCCCCTGAAATGGCGCATCGCCGGGGTGCTTCTTCAGGAATGCGTACTGCACCGGCCGGCCCCAGCGGTCGCACTCGACCCCCATCCGCCACTCGTTGCCGTCGATCGTGCTCTTGCCCGTGTAGGTGTCATCCAGCAGGTCCGACTCGATCACCTCCAGCGCAAACGGCACCTTCCCGCCGCCAAACGGCTGCCGCACCTTGCGGATGAACACCTCGCCCGACTCGGCCATCGCGCCGATCACCAGGCGCTCCATGTCGTGCCAGCTCAGCCGGCCGCCGGTGTGGCAGTGCTGCTTCTTGCTCCAGACCTTCCACGCGCTCTCGATCGCATCGTTCACCGACTGATCCAGCCGCCCGCCGCCGCGCACCATCCGCACCTGCGCCTGCATCTTGATGCCGGTGCCGATCACGTTGTTCTTCACCGCGCGGATCCCCTGGCGCGCGTAGTCGTTGTCCCGCACCAGCTGCCGCGAGCGGTTGCGCAGTCGCGGCAGGCTGCCCTTGATCTCAGCGTCGGCACTGTTGCCGCCCGTCACCCAGTCGCTGGTGAGCCGGCTCACCATCGCGCCCTGGTACATCCGCCGCCGGGGTGCAGCAGTCGGCTCAGGGGTGCCGCGCTGCAGCCAGCCGAGGATCGAGGATCGGATGCCCATCAGAAGCGCACGAAGAGGTTGTGAGGATTGCCGAGGCCGTTGGCCTGCAGCTGCGCGGCCTGCTCGCGCTTCACACTGGCCTTCAGACTAGATTCCAACGCCAGTAGGTCAGCCAGCTCCATCTTCTTGAGCCGCCGGTTGCCAATCGTGTACTCGGCCACCGCACCGCCCGCGACCATCGCGCGGATCGCACCCTGCACCGCTTCGAGATCTTTCTGCGCCTGGCTGCGGCCGTCGAACGCTCCAGGTGTGCCCGTGTAGCTCAGCCCAGGCAGCACATCGAGCTGCCCGGCGCCGAGCGTCACATGCACACCGCTCTTGCGCGCCTCGGCCTGCCAGAACCATGTGCCTGCATCGAACGCGGCGCTGGTGGCCTGCGCGATCGTGAACTCCCACCCGGTGCCAAAGGCCACACCCGTCAACGTGGCGCCTTCGCTCGCGGTGTTGGTGCGCAGGTAGTAGTGCAGCGTCCAGCCGTCGCCACTGTCGATCGCGTTCCCAAGGTTGTCGCGGCCCGCAACGTCCCGCCACTTCACCGTGTCGCCTGCTCGGATCTGGGCGGGGATGTTCACGGCCTCACCAGTTGCGGACAAACGCCGACGCCGCGGCTTTCTCCGATCTTAGGCGCGGCTTGCGTGCCTCGGTATCCGTCTTCTCCAGTCGCTTCTCCAGCTGATCCCAGATCGTTCTGCGGTCGTACCGCTGGTACAGCCGATGTACCGCTGCATACGCATAGACCAGACAGTCCAGCGCCTCATTCCGCGCGCTTGGTTTCTTCACCCACTCCCGCACCGGGAAGCCCTTCACGTACCGCAGCGCCTGCTTCTCTGCCGTCAGCTGCTCGAAATACTCGCTGCCCGTCTGCGCGTGGAAGTGCAGGTAGCCCGGCCCCGGCTCGTTGTGCTTCAACCGCCCGAACAGCGTCGTTTTGATCGTGTCACCACCCACCGGGAAGACCTGCGCGCCGCGCTTCAGCGTCCGGCCCTGCGCGTTGATGTCCACCTTGCTGGCCTTGCCGATCGGCGCCTTGCCCCGCTGGCTCTGGCCCTTGATCGCGATCACACCCACGCTCTGCCGCTCCCGCGCGTACTGGTACACCTCCGCCGTTGCGTGGCCGCCCGAGTCCACGCACACCACGTCCGCGCGCAGCTTCGCCCCGCTCACGTGTTCCCAGTCGTGCAGCACCAGCACGTCCAGCTGCTTCCACACCTCAGGCCGGCATGGGTCGCCGAAGATCTCCTGGTGATCCACCAGCCAGCCTTCCTCCTCGCGGCCCCAGGCCCACACGCTCACCGCCAGGCGATCACCCGCACTGCCGCCGCCGCCCTGCACGTCCACGCCGATCGTCACCGCCAGCGCGCCCTCCGGCAGCTGGCCCGACGCATACGGCTCGCACCGCTGCAGCAGCGCGTCGGCGCTCACCTTGCTGGCAAAGTCTTCCTCCCATGTCTCAGCCAGCCGCGTGTTCACGAACGACTTCAACATCGGCGCGTCGGTCTTGGCCCGCAGGAAGTCGTCCACCATGTCGGCCCAGCTCAACCACCCGAGCGGGCTGTAGAGCCCCGACAGCTGGTAGCCGGCGGTCTTGCCGTCGCTCGGGGCCGTCGCGCGCCACTCGCCCTGGCGCAGCATCGCCGGCTTGTGGATCTCGGCGAACCGCTCGCGGCAGTGCTCGCACTCGTAGACCGCCGTCGCCGGGTCGTTCTTCTCCCACTTCAGCTGCGGCCATTTCAGCCACTGCATCTCCGAGCAGCTCGGGCACGGCACATAGAACCGCCGCTGGTCGCTGCGCTGGAACTCGGCCTCGATCCGGCTGAAGTCCTTCACCGTCGGGGTGCTGGTGAGCAAGATCTTGCGCCGCGCGAACGTCGTCGCGCGCTTCTCGGCCAGGCTCACCGGGTCGCCTTCGCCATCCACGTCAGTCGGGAAGGCGTCGATCTCGTCGCAGAAGATGTACCGGCACGGCGTCGAGCGCAGACCCGTCGCACTGTTGGCACCGGTCAGCAGCATCATTCCGCCCGGGAACTCTTTCGCGAACATCGTGTTGCCCGAGTCACGGCTACGGCTCGGCGCGATCTTCTGCGCCAGCACCGGCGTCTCGGTGATCAGGCTCTCGAGCCGCTGCTTGCTCAGCCTCTTCGCCATCTCAACCGTTGGCTGCACCAGCAGCATCGGCCCCGGCGCGTGCGCGATCACATAGCCCAGCCAGTTGCTGCCGCTCTCGGTCTTGCCCGTCTGCGCCGCGAACATCATCACCACCCGCTGCACCGGGCTGTTGCTGCTGAGGCAGTCCATCGGCTCGCGCAGGTAAGGCGTCCGCCCGGTGCGCCATGGCCCAGGTTCGGCGCTTGCCTTGCTGCTCAGCCGCCGATGCTTGTCCGCCCACTCGCTCACCGTCAGCGCCTGCTCAGGCCGCAGGCCCTCCATGAACGCATCGCGCCAGGTGCTCATCACTGCACCTCCTGCAGCGACAGCAGCGCATCACGGTGCTCATCGCTCAGCAGCTGGTGGATCACCGCCGGGTCGGTCTCGCCGGCCAGCTGGTGGCTCAGCCGATCGGCCAGGTTGCTCAGCGCCTCGCGGATGCTCCGCCCGATCTGGAAGGCCTCCTTCTTCACCTCATCAGCTGGGACCAGCTCCTTGCGCTGCAGCGCCACCTGCAGCTTCGCCAGCTCCGCCTGGTAGTGCTCACGCCGTGCACGGCTCTCGTTAAGCTCGGGGATCGCATCATCGGGCAGCGCGTCGATCCGTTGCCGCAACTCGCGCGGGCTCTGCACCTCAATCGGGTCGGCCACACGCACCTTCGCGTTGTGCGTCGCCTTGGTGTTCCGGTCCCACAGCTCCATCGCTAGGTCACGGTCCAGCCACCGCTTGCCGTCCTTCTCCACCACCGCCTCAGCGATGCGAGACTTCGTGGCCGCCGTTACTGAGCCCTTCGCGCAGCCTTTGATTGCCGCGAACTCGCTAAAGGTCACCAGCAAGCTGTTGCAGCCTCTTGTTCGGTCTAAATGTTAGTGAAGTATTGAACTATCAAACAGGTGGGGAGGTCTATGGGTGTCAACTTACCGGAAATTACCGTTTAAGACCCATGAGACCTGACGCTAGAGCTAGCACGGGGTCGCGAAACACC